CGACATAAAGCATGAAGAGGACAAGGCGGATGCTCATCAATAGGATATATATTACCATCGAGACAAGCACACTCAAGACAGGTACCACCACCACCTTTTCCAGCCGGCTCAAGGGTGGCAATCCATTGAACTCCTTTGAGGATATCCTTGTTTGCATTGTACACCTCTTTCATGGCATGGACATTCGCATGCTGAACATACGAACGAGTCAATACTAAAGCTTCTCTATCAGTGATATTATCAAAACCTTTCGAGAGTCGATTCAACAGAGGTCCATATCCCTCTCCTCTTAATGCACCAGTAAGCATTTCCTGAGAAATCTTTCGTCGCAATTCATAATCAAATGTGCGATCTACCCATGTCTTAAGAACCGCACCATTGAATGGTTCTTGTGTTACAAAATTTCGTAACTGTGCACTGGATAAAGCAACAGAGTTAAACTTCGCAAGTCTTCCTCCCATACTCAATGCATCTCTGTGTGCACGCAACGCCTTTTTGCCCGCGGTCGTCGCCCCCGTCGCAATATCCATCTCCAATGATTTGCGAACTCCGGCAGTCAATCCTTCTAGTTGGGCTAACATGCGTTCTGCATATCCTTTAGACCACGTCACTGATGCTGTTCTAGCAGATAGATAATCAAGCACTTCTTTACGCGCATTCGAAATTGATTTGCGCAACAAAACCAATTCACTTGTAGTAAACCGCTCAAGATCATACTGGAGCAGTATCTGCTTTGCCATAGCATACAAATCAAGGGCTCTAGCCATTTTTTACCCTATATAAAGTATCGTGCCGCTCTCCGAACGTCTAATACATGAGAAAATACGCCGATTCAAATCCGTTATTTTCCCTCAAACTATCATACGGATGACCTCAAACATCTCTGCATACTTGCTATCGATCTGTATCCCCCGTATTCTAGCTAGACTGCGGATGAATTCTCGATCGACATATTGACGATGGTTCTGAGAAGTGTACTGCATCACCAATCTCTCCTTTATCTCTACATGACGTTCTTCAAGATTGATAAACATATTGTACTCAAAATCCATGTTGTTCCATAGTACTTCATAGCCCAGAACTGTGACTCTCTTAAATGCTCTAATCCCCTCCTCGACAATCACCTTATGATCCTGGTGTGTATCATATGTAGATGGAAGGAAAACCAAAGTAGGAGAAAAAGATTTGCCTACTGATATCATTTCATCAAGAATTCTTTGCCTGCTTTCTGAAAGATATCGTTGAGAGTAATTTGAGATCATATAATCCACGTGTCCATTCTTTGGGTCTCTTTCTAAGATTGCCATTGCCCTAGCAGTCTCTTCTTTTCTTTCTTCAATGTAAGAAAAAATATGAAAGAAAACAGAACTGTCCTGTTCAAGAAATCGAGCAATGGAACCACCACAACTTATCTCCCCATCATCTGCATGCGGGCATAATACTAAAATCCGATCAGGATTCAACATACCTTCTCCAGTTCTCAATAAAAGAACGCACTGTTCCTTTACCAAGTGATGTATTGTACCACTGTTTCCAATACTTAGCCAACAAAGTAACTTTCGATCGATCCGGTAATGGAACAGGAGCTCGTGCATACACCAATCGAGCGAGCACAATCTGATAGATAAGATTTCCTTCGAGCATCAATTCATTCGGACTATCCACTCCTGTTAATCTCTCAATACAATCTCGTAAATGCGTTTCATACTTGAGGTAATTTCGCCAGATATCCCGTTCTGTTCTAGGTTCTATTTGGAAAACGCCTCTAGCTGTTCCATTCGATAGATGCAGCAAAGAACCAAAGGCGGATTCTTGTGCCGCCGTCCCCATCAACAATTCTACCGCAACTTTATCATACATCCCGGGCTTCACTGAATCTAAATGTAAAAGTACGCGACATATCAAATCACGAAAATGATGTGGATTGAATGCCATCTTGATCTCCTTTTCAAGCTCGTAAATTGTCAAAATAGGTTCAAAAGATGGCGGAACAGATAAGGTAAGACGTTGAATCTCATGTTGTTTATCAAGCCGCGCTTTCGAATAACCAAGTATCATTCCACACTTCAAACCAGTTTCATATCCATTATTGAATGCTGCTCCTCCAACATAAACGCCGATGGCGAAACCAATGAATATAATGGCCACAGCATACAGAGATACTTTACGATACACTTTGTTTCCTCCCATCTGACCATGTTACATTCTTTCCAATTACTTTGGCCGGATTCCCTGCTACAATAGCATTATCTTTTACATCCGAGACCACTATGGCTCCCATTCCTATGGTAACGTTGGTGCCGATCTTCACCTTGTTTCTTATTTGAGCACCCATGCCAATCCAACAGTAATCTCCTATCTCGGTACTTCCACCTATTGTGGTATGAGCAACAATATGGCAATGCTTACCTACGATGACGTTATGCGCGATGTGAACATGATTGTCTATCTTTGTTCCTACTCCTATCACTGTATCCCCCAAAGCTCCTCGATCGATACATACATTAGAGCCGATCTCAACCCCTTCTCCTATAATGATTCCTCCTATATGGGGGAAGCGCAGTAGTTTCCCTTCTTCTGTTCGGGCGAATCCAAATCCTTGTCCACCAAAGGAATTCCAAGATCCTAATCTAGGAGGGGTCTTTCCATGCCGGATAGGACACGGAGGAATATCAGCATATAGAATTTGCATAAGACGAATGAATGTCAAATGAGGATTAGGTACATAAAGATAACAATTGACAGCTTTGTATATCGTTTTGAATTCCCTATTGGTGATCACAAGGCAATGTTCTGTTTCTTTTCCTTTATACAAGCCATCTTTATGAAACACCATGGTAAATACTTTGGGATTCCAAATAGGAGAAGCTCCACGAATCGTCCAATTCTTAAGACTCTTGTTTCCACAACGTATGACTTCGGGCACATCCGGTTCGAGACGAGATCGAATATCAAGAAGCTCCCTGATAGTAAACCAACGAGTAGGTTTAGGAACATCTCCTAAATAATGCTCGGCACGAGAATCAAGATGAGGGCTTTTCTTAAATGTCTTTATCGCTCTCTCCCGAAGGAGATCCTCCCTCTCCAACGGATTGACTCTTTCTAATTCTTTCCCACTCATCTTTGGTGACCTCCTTAGTCACATAGAAATCCCAATGTAATTTATATCTCTCAATGTCATGCGCTTCACGTAAATGTTCACATGCATCCTCGATAGTCATGTGAAGAGAACTTGGCTTGCAACAAGCGCAAAGCAACCGAATCCTTCCATCTATCTTGATCGGCCTGATCAAGACCATTTCTTCAGTCTTCTTTTTGTTTAGGCACGGTCCAGGCCCAGAGGACTTCTCCATCGCGCTCATGTATTCTCCTCATCTCTGGTTTCAAACTCCATAGATGGCAATATGGAGCGCCTTTGCTCTTTTGATTCACCAATCCACCTTTCTTAATCAAATCAAATCTCCCAGCGAGATATTTCAATTGCCAATCTAGATCGGGCATTCGAAAGGCATCATGTACCAAAACATACATAGCATGCTCAGAAGCAATCTTGGTGGACATCTCTCTATTCTGGCCTTGTGCCGGACCATCCACAAAAGCCAAATCAAATATGGTCAACTTCTCCTTGATTTGTACTCTATCCCATGATCGAATTTCCACCTTCGTATCGGCCGGGAATTCCTGTTCCCGTAAACACTGTGCCCAATCTTCATTTTCGTCATACGAAACAATCTTCTGAATTATAGGATGTTCGGCAAAACGGATAGTTGAAAATCCACTCCCGAATTCCAAGATAGAATGAATGTTAAATTCATAGAGAACAGAATCTACAAACACCCAATCCTCCATACTAATTCCCTGTCCCTTAGCCACTTCAAATCTTCCTTCGGCAATCTTTCTCGGATTCCATCCCTTCATGTTATGTACACCTCCAAATCATGCGGCTGAATAAATACGGGAGTTTCCAGAAACCCTCTAAACTTTGTTTCTTTTCCATGTAATATATCCAACACATTGTTTATTCTATGAATGTAGGTATGCTTCATGTGCGCCCATTGCCAGGCATTCCTCTGAATGAATTGTCGTTTGGCCTCATCCTGCAGATATCGTTCGATCAATCCATACAATTCTTTTTCTGTTTCCCACCATATAAGATCACGATGATTCTTTGCTAACAAATCAATTCCTTCGAATCTTTTTTGGAGAAAGCAAGTTCCACAAGCTGTGGCAATCCAGATACGATTACTCGTGCTCAATCTATATTGTAATTTTCCATCATCCAAGATATCTATTCCTAAGGCCAGTTTCGCTTTAGAATAGAACTTGCGAATGTAATGATCGTCCCACTCTCTTCCCCTGAGATTATCCAGAAGCACTTTATATCTTCCCTGTAGCTTCTTCACCAATTCTGTCCGCCCTCTATGAAATACAGAACTATCAAGATATCCAGCAAATGCAATATCATATTCTGGAGGTTCAGTAAGAGGTTCTGGATGGTGCCATTCTGGAGTACACGCCAAAGGCATATAATACACCTGATCTTTTCTATACGCCAACTTATACTGTTCTATGAACCCCTCATTCATAAGAAGAATCAGATCAAGATGCTTCCCTACCGTTTTGGTATTCACTCTGGGATTCTTGATCGGAAGCCCTGTTCCTTTTTCAAACCCCTCAGGAGGACGTAGATCACCAAACCAAAATACCGTCTTCATTTTTCCTTCGGTATGAAGGTTTCGTACAGGAGCACACTCATAAAGATATTGCATGCATTCCTTCAAGCCCATCCATAATAGATCGGGTTGATTCCGAATGATTGTCCGAGTAATCTTATCCCAATCTTGCCTACGAATGTCTAAAACAAAAACTTCATGCCCAAGTTTTTGAAAGGCTTGTAATTGTCCTCTCCAATGATATCCAGCTCCCGATTTGTATCCTCCCAACAAACAAACTTTCATTAAAACCCCTCCTGCCATTCTCCACAATTCGGGCAATACATTCCCTCTGGAGTAATATGAAATAAATCATTCCCACAATTACAAATCCAATGGGAAGTACCTTCTCGAACACAAGAATACGAGTATAGGCCTTTCTCTGATTTGCATTTAGGACAAGTTAACCAAACAGTTCCAGCCGGAGATACTGCTACCCACTCTTCCCCGCAAGCGATGCAATGCGCCCAGCCACTAAGGTGGGGAGATCTTTTTTCTCTCTCCTTCTGTAAATCTACTATTGTTTCATTCACTCGATTTTCTTTCCCAGAAATTTGAACATTGTATGCAGCGATAAAGAGGAACAGGAAACTCAGATCCGTTTTTCTTCTTAGATTGATATATCATTTTCATTCGCCGACCGCATAGAGGACAATAATAAGGGGCTTCATCATACGTTTCTGGTAAATAATCATGCCATAACTCGAGAATTTCAGATGTTGACTTCACAAAAGTTAAACAAGGCTTATCCACCATCATTCAACCTCCGTTTGGCACCGTCCTATCCCTGCATGTGCAATGATTTGATCCCACCAATGAATCCGAAAATCCCCTTGAAAAAAGTTGCGAATGAAGAAATAGTCACCTGCCTTCGCCGTCCCGAAATGACGGATATATTGTTTCCAAGGTCCTGCCTTGACCACGAAACACTCTATTCCAACTTGACCACGTTTAGGATTGCTCATCCATGAAGCGGGTTTGGGATAGAGGCCATCTCCAATGTATTGCTTACACATAATCACATCTGGACGATCAAACGTGCTTACTATCTTTTTCAATTCTTTAGCGAAATCGCGATAGATAATTTTATCGTCATCATCCAGAAGAAAAACATACTCCCCTTCAACCTGATCTCGTATTTCAAAAAATTGTTTATTTGCCCATTCTAATCCACGTCCTCTATCATCCTCGATAAAGAGATGTTGAATATCATTCTCACTTTGTGCTCTTACTGAATCTATACAACGTTGTAAGGCTGCGGGACGTTTACAGGTTCTGGTAATAACCGTTAAGAAAGGACGATCGGGTCGTTGGAACATTTCATGACCTTGTAAAGCCGCAAGAACAGATTTCTTTGTCAGTTCTGTATCTATATATTCAATATACCCTCCCGTATGAGAGAAGATACTATTATTGAATGCTTTCTCCTCCAGTTGCTGCTTTTCCTTCGGCGCCCGGGCCGCGGACAGAACGTATGATTTCCCGCCTAAGAATGGTTTGAGATATGCTGCCGATCCCCACGCTCCTAACCAGTAACGAGCGTATTTGAATATCACTGCTTGATACATGAGATTAGACATAATACGATTTTCATTAGAAAGGAATTCTGTAAGATTGATCACTCCTGGAAGATCTTGAAACTCTTTGCTTGTAAAGATACTCACCGCATCTTTCTTCTTCCATTGCTTATATCCCACTAGGACAATTCTTTTGCCCGTATCTTTCACCATGTCAATTACGGTTCGCCAAGTAGATGTGGTGTAACTCTTACGTCCCCATCCTTGATCTGGTCGTCGCCTATCTTGTAGTACAACGTATTCATCGGTAAGAAGTCCAGGGAAATGTCTTGTCACCACATTCTGTTGTTTATGTGCACATTGTAAAGAAAGAGTATGGAATTCTTGTCTATCCAATTGTTTAGAATCACGAACAGAAGCAGGACGTCCCGGTTGATACACGAAATCACCATATTGCCATGGTTGATGGGAATAAACAATATGCAATTTATCTCTACTCCCATCCCATTTCTTTCTGCATCTTTCTTCTATCTCTTCTTCATCCCATAGTTCCAAAGGTATCCCAGACATATCAGAATGATACCCTTTAAGAATGCCTCCGATGTCTATGTATCTACCAACGAAATCTTCATACAATATCTGAGCACCACCACGAGAAGCAACTCCTATGAATAGCTCAGGATAGAATCTTTTCAGCTTCCTTAACCATCCGTGAGACCAAAGCATCTCGTATCCCCATTCTCCTGTGAATACGAAAAAGAGTCCTGGATGCTCCTGTGTTATCGGTGGGGGAAGAGGAATGCCTGTCTCTTCATCCTTGGGAATGTCATTGAGTGTCTTCTTCAACGCTAGTTGCTGTCTCCTCTTGAACGTGTGTCTTGACATTTCTACCTTTTCCTCCGTCCTGTGCTTTTAGGGCATTTCTTACCAGCCAATTTTCTTCTTCCTTTTGAGCCCGTTGCCTTGCGTTGTGCAGAATCCTTACGTGGGCCTGTTCCATCCTGTATCCCTCTTCTATCATATCCCATTACTTTTTACCTTTTGCCTCCATTATGGTACTTCCTGCATAAATTCTTCTAGATTGGTTAAGTCTTCATGAAGCTGATCTCTTCCACGATACAAATAACTCGCTGCCACAGCGCCACATAATTCTCTAAATCTCTTTATTGCTTTCTTCAGCCGCCCATTCTCGGCTTCGAGACGCTTGCACCTACCACATATTACCTCCAATATATTCAAATCCTCCGGAGCGACTATTTCTCTGATATTTGCAATGACAGCAAATGCCCGTTCAATGTTCATTGACTCTACCTTAGTCATGACGTATCCTTTCGCTTTGACATTCCCTTCGCTGGTATTCTTCCTCTGGCCCACAAAGCCCACTGTTTATTATCGTATTCTAATTCCTTCACCCGTTCCTCTAATCGTTTTATCTTTGTATCCTGTTCTTCAATTTGCTCACAAAGAGCATCTTTCGTAAAAAGAGACCCGCGTAGCACGCTATACTCTCCTAGCAGTCTTTTTAATTCCCGCACCTCTTCATTCCAGTCTTTCAAAATGTCATAAACCATATCACCTGACGTGCCACGTTCAAGGCACCAATCAAGCCATTCTTTTTGTGTTCTTATCATAGTGTCTCCTCCATGTCGCACCTCCTTGTCGAAACGCAACCATCGTTCATGTTCTACCTGCGCTTGCAATGTTTTATTCTCTTCTTCAAGCTGCTCATTCTCGGCTTGGAGTTGTTTAGCATAATCGCACAAGTCATCTAGGGTCTGAATATCATCCTCACAAATTTGTCCAAAACTCTCTGTCATATATGCAGCACCAAGCCATGTAACGATTTCCCTCGCCTTCTCAATATCCATCATCCCTCCAATTTAACGGCGAGTAAGAAACCTAATTGCCATAGCTGCCGTTTGCACCGCTTCTTTTTTTGTATCCTTCAATGAGCCCCCCTCAAATTTAACCTGCAATGCGGCCCTAATAAGTTCACCGGCTTCTTCGGCTACGATTGCAGCAGCATCAACAGGATCATCCGGCCACCAGTCGAACTTTCTACGGGCCTTAACCAATTCATCCTTGATGGCGCAAATAGCCCAATCATCATCGCGTTTCATAGTCACACTCCCATCCCCTGGCATGTGGGGATTGGTTTCTGGTTCGAGAAATCGTTTTGTCAGCCTCCCCATTTGCTCAAGTTGTTCTGGCGTGTAGATTCGCCCATCTCTTGTATCCATCATTCGCCCTCCACTAACTCATAAGTAGCTTCAAAAATATCTGGTTTACAAGGATATCGTTCTCCCTTGATCCCGGTTATGATCCAATCACCAGGACAGACAAGATATAGACCTTCTGATGTTTGACAAGATCCATGATTACCATATATCTCCCCACACATCCTACACATATCATAAAACCCCTCATTCTCTTCCGGAAGAAGCTTCATTGCCGATGTAGGATCAAGTTTATGCACTCCACTGACAGGAGTATCTGGTGACCATTGTTCCGCATCTATCACTATAGGTTTCTTTCGATATTTAGTCACTCCATTCCCCCTTACTTACTTCAAAATCGCGTATAGGATTCCTGCTACTAGAGCCATGAAGAAGACAATACGAAGAACACTCCCTAAAAGGACTTGCAGGAGCCCACTCAAAAACCCACTTATGAAATTTCCATCCATAATCCTCTCCTTTTCTCCTCATTTCTCCTTGGGAAAATAATACGGACACTTTCCATCATGATTTATTCTCCACGGCTCTTTTCTTCCTTCCACAAAATCTGTGAAAGGCGCCTGAGGAGAGCCACATGATGGTTCATTTTCTGCTGAATCCTCCCAGAAATCTCCTGCCATTCCCAAACAAACACAATTTTTACAAAGTCTGACTCTTTTATCTTTCATCAACGTTTCCTCCTTTACTTCATACTTTGACACTCGATATACATGCACAGTAATTATCAGGATCAAAAGCACCACAATTCCTAGTAACATATTTTGTACACAGGGGTCCATCATTATGACGCCTCTCCCGCTCCCATTCTACGATCTGCAGAAATCCACAACAACTGTCCTTCTATCAAACAAGGAAAAACGAATAGCCCAGAAAGAACATGACACTTTGGACATTCGACGAAGAGCACACCAGGTTCAGCTCTCGTCGCCCACTTATGGTGACAAAGAACACAATCGGCTACTCCATTCAACTTTCTCATCTTCTCCTTCTTCGTGGGGCTTGTTCTCCTTACCTGTATGATGTCGAATCGCTCAGCGCCGATTGAGCACGACCGCCCTGAATTTCTCGAGGAGAACTTGGTTTGCTCGGGTTGCCCCACATCACCCGCTCAGGAGGTTCAGGGCATTCTATATACTATATTATACATCTTGTTCATTCTTCGCCCTCTTCAGTTTCTCCTTCCCCTTCCTCTGAAGTGCCTCCCTCGAATTCAAGAATACTACGCTTCCTCATATCTTGATCCAACATCTTGATGAGCTCCACAAAATCCCAATCATCTTTGATTGTTCCACGACGTTTGAACTCCTCAATTACAACCTCTCTTGGAAGAACCCCCTCTCTAAATGCTTGTACGAGCAATTGTCCAGTGAGATCATTCAGAATCGAACCAAACTCAGTATTAACTCCGACAGAACCAGCTTCGCCTGGATCATTCCCAATGATGCGATTCATATAATCGAGAATTTGTTCAACAAAATCTTGAAAGGTCAAAGCCCATTGTCGCAAAGTGCTATCGCTTTCTGAAGTATTCAATGCCCGTTCGGTTGCTGTGACATTTCCAGATCTTGGCATCATGTAGGTGAGTCCAAACAACGCCATCTGCCTCTCCAGATCCTGGATATCGACTCGGCCAGCATTGATTGCCGCTCCAGTGGATTCCACGACTTTTAGATCCGCGTTAGGATCGTCAGAAAGCAGCAACCGATTTGATCCAAATGTAATCTTCCCTTCTTCGTCCGGCTCTATACACTTGCCGAAATACACTGGCATCCGAGAGAAATGAAGAATGTGCCGTTGATCACTAGACGATTGCCAATGACAAAGATTTAACTGTGCTAACCCCTCCAAAGGAGGGCGGGCAGTCAACAAAGATAATTGTTCCCCTGGCATGAATGTAGTAAATGGAATGAAGTTAATCGAAGTTGTGCCTTGATTGATTAGGATCCATTCCTTATCTCCTCCCTCTCCTTCAATCTCATCCCAGATCTCGAATTTGCCCGGCTCCAACACCCGAATTCGTTCGATCTTCGAAACCCCAAACGCACCAGCAGGCTTCTCTACAGTCTCTTTTAGACGCAGTTGGGTGAGGATTGATCGTCCCTCTTTCGTTTCCGCGCGCCATCCTACCACTTGGTCGCCCCTGAAAATAACCACATAGGGACGCCAAGCTTTAGAAGATTCAACCGCTTTAGTTAATGCAAGCCATTCGGGTTCTTTCGTTGGATCATCCTCATGTTCTTCCCAGTACATCAATTTCCCATTCACTTCTTGCATTTGTACTTGAGGATAATCCACTAAGACATGAATAACCCCATCCGAAAGACCATCAAAGAAAACTTGTTGGGACCATCTATTCAAGCCTTTTCCATTCCGATCAATATCTTCACAATATTCTGCTATGATATTCGGGACGTCCTCTGATAGAATGATTTCCTTGCCAAATACTTCTCCAGTCAATTTCTGCACTGTGCGTTTATACGCATTAAGAAGGAAAGAACGATTCAGCCGGGATTCATATGCCTTATCACTTTCTCCTTCTTCTTGAGGGAGATATGCTGAAGTCTTCCCCCGCATTGCATCTGTCCCATCCATCAAAGTTCGAGGAAGGTCTATGATAGATAAGTATTCTTCAACTTCACTGAGGGGCAATTCAACTTTATCTTGATCTAATCGACTTTCTCCAGCCATGGCATTCTCCTTACATTTCTAACGATTTTACTACTCGACTTCGGGCCATAGCCCGATATCGAGTTTCATCAAACGCATGATCTTCCGCATCTGTATCTACATCATCCATATCTCGATCATCCCTAGGAAGAACCGGAACAGTACGTAGCCAATGATTACAGGTATCAAAGATGAACATCGCGGGTTCTTCCATTGGTGTTTGGTGTGCGGCTAGAAGCATTCTACGCACTCTATCTAATCCTGATTTCCTAGATCCGGGACGTTTATCTGCTGGAGTCCATCGTATTCCCATCCGTCGCATATCATCGGCAATACTTACCCCAACACCAGCATCAAATATCTGTGTGTCTGCTGGTCCAGGTCGAACTATATGTCCAGGGAGAAATCCGGGATTGTTTTCAATCTCCTTTATCTTCCTTGCCACTTCAGTTGCCGGCAATCTACAGCCCGTATTAGGCTGTCCATTCCAACCATACCATTCAGCAACCCGGAAAAGCGATCCTCTTGGAAATGTTCTTGTCTTTCCATCTCGAAACTTCACTACAGTTCCATCTGATTCAGCCCACCACCCAACTGAGAATGGTTTGGAGGAACCCCAGTCAAACGATCTATCAACTTTCCATGAATTAGGAATTCCGAATGGTCGTACGACATTTCTAGTAGGACTCCAAACATCAATGATTGCTCCCCCAGCTACGATATCCCAATCTCCAAACTTCCATGCACGCCAGAGATTGTAATCTCGGATTACATCAATGTTGTTTTTAACATAATCAGGATCTGCTTCTAATAGAATCTTATTCTCCCAGTAATAACCTTTGATCCTAACTCGTTTTTCTCCTGTTCTTGAATCTTCAATAGGACTTCCAGCGGGGGCGGGATCAATAAATCGAGCCTTCACCCAATGATGCCCAGCACCATACGGATTTGCAGTTGATCGATATAATCGAGGGATTCCTTTTCGGGAAGTTCTATTGCACGCCATCATTCTGATATAACAATCTTCAGAAGGCCAACTAGTCAGCTCCTCCCATCCGATCCAGGGATATTCATGTCCATGATAATTCCAATAATCAT